ATGATGGGCTGGGTCGAGGCGACGACCTCATGGGTCGAGGTCACCGAATGACAAGACCGACAGGAGTTTGACAATGGAATGGGTCGGCGCTATCGGGTTGGTCGGGGCGGCACTCGTGACCGGCGTGTTCACCGTGATCGCTTCCCGCTTCCGTCGGGAACTGACAGTCCGGGGCGACGCGAACACAGTCCGAATGCAGGGCTTGGTAGAAGATGTGAGCGAGGTCAAGGTCGATGTAAAAGAGGTCCGCAAAGACCTCCATCGGCACCTCGAATGGCACGCGGGGCTGGAAGGCTGTCCCGTTAAGATAGGAGGCTCATGACAATTCCCACTAAAAACAATAATGTTCGTCTTGACTTATTGCATCCTAAAATGATTAGTCGTTTAGAGCATTTTTTTGCTGATGCCCGTATAGCAGGTAAGGTAACAGTTATTTCAGGTTGCCGCTCTTATGCAACACAAATGAGATTTTATCGAAAGTATTTAACCGGGCGAGGTAATTTAGCAGCTAATCCTGATAGACGTTTTGGGCCAAGAGGTCCTGATGGATTAGGTATTTGGCGTGGTTCATGGCATATGCAACAGCTCGATGGTTATTGTCATGCAGTAGATTTTGCTTTGATTGGCCGAGGAAATATTTCTAAGCCCGAAGTAAATCGAATAGCTACTAGTTTTGGTATTGTGCCTACTATTGTTGATAGAGAATGGTGGCATCATCAGTGGCGCAGTGCTGCAGCCGAAGAGTTTCCTGCACCAGCAATTGACGGTGCTCGATCAGAAAGAGAAAAAATTTCTTCCATGGATTGGGCTGGTATTGCTACTGCGCTAGCAATCCAAAAAATGTCGGTACGTGTCAATCCGTTACGAATGAGGTCTTCTGGACCCGCTGTTAAGACTGTACAGTTACGTTTAGGTGAAATCGGTTTTGATTCCGGTAAGCCTGACGGAATTTTTGGGCGTAGAACATTTTCTGCTGTACGTCGTTATCAACGAGCCACTAAAGTTCTTACCGCGGATGGAATTGTAGGCAGTAAAACGTGGGACGCCATGTGGCAACCAGACGGTGATATTTCAGATTTGTATTCATAATGGAAGGCTATCGCGTTCTCATTGGGAATCTACAAGATGCTACGTGGTATGAGGAGATTCCTGTAACTCGAATCAATTTTAGCAAAGTTCTGAATGGGACTGGTAAATGCGATATTTCGACCTCACCTAATCCAGAACGTAGTGCATTTAAGGATAAAATCTCATCTGACTTATTAAAGCCTGGCCGATCAACGATCTATATCGAAAAAGACGGTACCATAGTTGGAGCCTACATTCTGTGGGAAGTGTTTGTTATTTATCCATCTAACAGACTTCGTTTAATTGGCGAAGGTTTTTGGTCGTATTTTCGCAAACGTATTATTAGCGAAGATGCTTTATACACCAACACAGATCAATTACTTATTGGTAAAAATCTTATCAACGGTGCACTAACGGCCATGGGTCAACTTGGGAAAATTGTTGGCCTTAGTGTAACGGGCACGTTAATTACTTCCGGTATATTAGTAGACCGTAATTATTACGGCTATCAACGGCGTATTGTAGCCGAAGCTGTTGAAGATCTAGCAAACAAGGAAGATGGATTTGATTTCGATATTACTTCTACCTGGATAGCAGGTTCGAACCCTCCAACTATTGCAAACGAATATCAACAGTACTATCCTCAAAAAGGTACTGTAGGTGATATTGTATTTGATTTGGATGCTAACCTACTTAGAATTTCAAGGCAAGAAAAAGCCCAAAAAGTTGTCAATAGAATGTTTATGATTGGTGGCGGCACGGCTGAAGATACGGTATTAACTACCTCATACAATATGGGAAGTATGAGCGCCGAAAATTATCCTTTGCTTGACCATAAACTAGTCAAAAAGGATATTACTGAAGTGAGCACGTTGGTAACATACGGCATGAGGGAACTTGCTAAACGCTCCCAGTTGTATGAAATTCTAACAGTCGAATTAGATCCACAGAGTGTTGAAACTCGGTTGGGCACTTTTACTACAGGCGACATTGTGCGAGTAAAAGCTGACAGAGGATTTATATCGATCAACAAATACTATCGAATACAGACGTACGATGTCTGGGTTAACGAAAGCTCTAATGAAGAAAGAATTTCCGTCAGCCTATCTACTGTGGAGGCTACAATCTAATGCCGGGTAGGGTGCTCTCTGATTCTGTTGTTGACTTGTTAACAGAAATTGATATCCGTTTACAGAACTTAGAATCAGCTGGATGGATAGTTCCTGCGGGCGGCGCTTTTACGGTGAAGGATAGCAGCGAACGCACTAGAATAATAATTGGATTGATGTCTGACGGAGAGACCGGTATACGTATTTGGGACAGTTCGGGCGTCCTCCAATTTGACGAAACCTATTCATAGGAGTTGCAATGTCAAAAACACTTAAAACACTAAAGCGTGATGCTGAAAAGATTGTTATTACATTTGTCGAAGTCTTTTTAGCATCAATGATTGGCTCAGGAATTACCGGAGTAGATTTGGCCACAGCGGATATGGCTGCTATGGCGGGTCTAGGTGCCGCAATGTCATGTGCGTACAATATTGTGCGACAATGGAAAAACGATCTTATATAGGTTTGACTTTTTCTAATATCTCGTTTCTAACTTTCATTATTGACTGAAACGTTAAATCAGTAACTGCTTTTCGTAACTTACTGTTTGATGGTAAGCTCGAAATATAATACAACATATGACTTGTAGCATCATTAGCATGGGGCGCATTGGGTTCGTACAATCCGATGCGCTCCAGCTTTTTCTTATCCCACAGGCTCTTAGAAGAGGGTGGTTGGGCTACGGGTTTAATGCGCACTCCTCGAGACGAGCACCAGAATTTGATGGTACCTATTATTTCGACTGCCGTGAGGTCAGCATTAGGAATTCTTCTATATTGGAACGATTCATAAATTAGGCCTTTAATATCCTGTTGATCTAACCAGTGCCCAAGGCCTACGGCATCTTTTGTTATCTGAAACATTTCGAAATAGCTGCGTAGGTTCGTTAAATCGCCATGATCTGGTTCAATTGTGTACCTACAAACACCTGTCGTTTTTCCTGGGTCTAAAGATATGTAAATCATCTGGGTCTAACCCCCTAGTCTAGTTTTAGCTATATTCTACTGGAGTCTAGTTACTTCCCCTAGCGCTCTAATAGATTACCCCATTATCACCGTGGATATCTTAAGAGACTTGAGTCTAGAGCTGTACTAAAGCGCGATTAGCGCTCATCTTCGAGGAGATCAGCGAGCTGAGCCTCAAAACGGGAAATCTTCGCTTTTAGTTCGGCGATCTTCTTTTTCCTGCCCCCCGTGACTTCCCTTATGAGTAAATTGTCCGAATCAAGATTTGTTCGATCACCATCAACAAAGTAGACCCTTTCATGGGCCATTAGATCCCTACCGAGTTTTTCTTCCATAACTATGTGATGCGTTAAACGCCATTCAAACTCGTCGGTCTTTGTGTAATGGTATCCATTGGGTGCTACCCGGGTCGATCCAATGTCTGATTTCTGTCCCCTCATGTGGTTCCTCCTCGTTGTGTTGACTTTGATGTGGGTTAGATCAGAGGTAAATCTCCCCGGTGCCATCCCACTCTGAATACGCCTGGAAGGCGAACTCAGTAGCGAGGTCGTCACGGGTGATTTCGTTCAGCGTGTAGGGCTGCCAGGCGACGCCGTTCACCTCGCCCTGGAAGGAGCCCCGGCTTGCGTTGAACTCCTCCAGCCAGGTGATGAGCGGCTGCTGGACACCGTCGATTTCGACCCGAACGCCTGCATGGCCTTCCGGTGAGATCGGGGTGTACCGAACGGTTTCGTTGATCCTCATGTGAGCTCCTCTCGCCACACGCTGATGTATAGGTAGTTGTCGGCTACGCCGAAACATGTTCCTCTGACTCTGATGCCGTTGTCCCAATAGAGATCGAACTTATCTCTACTAGACA